AGCGCCTGGGCCACGAGGCGGTCCATCGCGTCGCCGGCGGTCATCTGCTCGATCTTCTTCTCCGTCAGGTCGCGGGCCTTGTCCATCACGCTCCGCGTGGCCTTGAGCACCCGCCCGAGGTTGGCCCGGTCCCTCGGGCTCGGGCAGAAATCCACGAGTTCGTCCAGCAGCGTTTGCGTCGCCGCCTCGATCGCGTCGCCCGCCATCGCCCGCCCGAAGTCCTCGTCGGTGACGTTCCGCGCGTCGGCCTCGGGCTTGCACACCGCGTAGACCGTGTCGCACAGCAGCACCGGGTCACGCACCAGCTTCTCGATGAGCGTGCCGTCCATGACCTGCATGAGGTCGACGCCCACCAGCCCGCGTACGCGCTTGAGAGCCGCGACGTTGATCGCCACCGTCCACGCACGCCCCTCGTTGTCCTTGAACTGCCGCATTCATGCCTCCGTGAAGTAGTCTCAGCCGCCGTGCCCGCCGGTCCGCACGATCAGGTGCCCGGCAGCCAGCTCGGGGCCGTCGCCGAGTAGGTCACCTTCGCCGTCACCGACACGGTGATCGCCTCCTCCAGCGCCTCGCTGCGGCTGAAGTTGGTGATCGAGAAGTCTGCCTGCAGCCCCTGGCCGCTGGCCCCGTCAAGCACCTGCAGCCCCAGCGCCGTGTTGTTGAAGAACGCGTTCTTGACGGCGGTGAACCCGGCGTCGCCGGTGTCCCAGACCATCTCGAACTCGACGCTTGCCTCCTTGAGCGTGGCCACCGTGGCTCGCCAGCCGTTGTTGGCCCGCGTGGTCACGTCCGCCTCGCCTGCCTCGAGGTTGAGCGTCACGTCCTTGACGTTCTTGAGTTCCGTCCAGGCTCCTGCGCCGACCTTGTACTTCAGGACGGCCTCCATGCCGAGTTTGATCGCCATCGGTGTGCTCCTTGCCTTTCAGTCCCCGGCCCAGCCGACCATGAACAGCTTCGTGCTCTCTTTGCCCGACACGAGCACCTGCGAAAGATCCACGCGCTCGAGCTGCACCTGCACGCCCGGCGACAGGTCGATCGGATCGCCCTTGCCGTCGCCGACTTTCAGCACATCGCCGTTGCCGGGGTCCGCCAGCAGCGTGACCGTGGCGAACGTGGGCTTGTCGGCGATGGGCTTGAGCGTCTCGGTGAGCGCGACGCGCTGCAGGATCACGTTCCGCATGGCTACCTCCGCTCCCGATAGGTGACATTCAGCACGCTCGTGAACACCCGGTGCTGCTCCATGGCCTCGGTCGAGAGAACCGGCTCGTTGGTCATCGCCGCCCACGCCGCGTCAGCGAAGTCCGGCAGCCGCTTGAGCCGCACGTGATCGCCGAGCGCTTCAACCAGCTCCAGCAACTGCTCGATGACCGCGTCCGCGTCCTCGGCGGGCAGCTTCTGCTGCACGCCGATGTCGAGCACGTACTCGAGCGTCAAGCTGTCGCGACTGGCGGGGACCATCTGCACCGTGCGCGGCACGACCGACACACGCAGCGCCTTGAGGTCCTCCAGCGTGAACGCGGGCTGGAAGAGCCGCACGGCGGTGACCGGCACGGGGAAGGTGCCGGCGTTGATGTGCGCCACCAGCGCGTCGGCGAGCTTGACGATGGTGCTCAGGGAACACCTCCCCCGGAGCCCGGGCCGTGGGGAAGCGCCGCCGGCGCAGTACCCGAGCCCGCGCTGAGCGCGGAGATGCGGCCTTCAAGGTACCAGAGCTTGTGCTCCATCTCCGCGTACTGCGCGCGGATGCTCTTGGCCTCGCCGAGGAACTCGTCGAGGCGCTTCTCGACCTGCTGGAGCTTGGTGGTGACGACGCCCCACTGGATCGTCATCGCTCCGGCCGCGAGCACGACCGTGACGATGACGCCGGCCCACTTGGCCGCGCCGCTCTGCCCGCTGTTGGTGCTCTGGTCGCTCATCACGTCTCCGTTCCGATGTGCTTGGTGTGAATCCGAAGAACCCTGCGGTACGGGTCGCTGTAGCGCCAGGGCGGCTGCCCGCCAGGTGCGTTCACCTCGTACACGACCTTGCTCGCCCCGCTCACCTCACGCACCTGGTCGCCGGCACGCGGGAGGATCGGGCCCGCGCCCAGATCCAGGTCTGCCGTCCGCACCAGAAAGTCCCGCGACTCCACCCGGTGGATCAGCCCCGCCCCCCCAACGTCGTCGACCTGCTCGAACTCCGTCGTGCCGATGGTGGCCTGGAGTTCCTTCTCATCCGTGCCACGCCGGTAGAGGACCGGTCGTGAAAGGTGCTGGTGACGCTGAGCGTCGAGGAACGCCGCGCCGCGATCGAGCAGGTCGCCCACAGGTGACTCCTTGGGGGGTTACTGCTGCAGGCGAACGCGAACGATGGTGTCGGCGTCGACGGTGGACTTCACCGCCTTGCCGATCAGCTTGTTCGCGCCCGCCGCTGCGTTCTTGGTGGCGTTCTGGGCGGCCGCGTCCCAGTACGTGAGCGTGCCCGCGGGGATGGCGCTGCCCGCGCCGACCGCCTTGGGAAAGTCGAAGACGCCGGTGACGGCGAGCGATCCGAGCTGCCCAGCCTTGATCGGTGCCTGCGTGATGCCGATGAGGTCGGCCTGCACGACCACCGCGCCCACGAGCACGTCCGCGCCCGGGGTGTAGTCGATCGCGCCGCCTTCCTGAACGAACTTTGCTGGTCCTGAAGCCATGCCTGAACCTCCGTCTGTGGTTGGGTCATCGCCGTCGATGCCCGAGTGCTGGTTGATGCCGCCGCTGATGGTGCCGCTGGTCTCGTCGCCGAGACCGCCGGCACCGACATTGATCTGCCCGGGCACGGCTTACACCTCGCCCTTGCTCTTCACGCCGCCGCGCGGGTCCTGCAGGTTGACGCCGAAGTCGTGGTAGCCGCGCATCTTGACCCCGAGCATGTTGAAGTCCGCCTCGGAGCTCTCCACGGTCGGGGCTTCCTTGCCGTCGAGGAAGGCGACCTCGATCACGGGCAGGTCGTTCGGATCCGCCAGCAGATACCACGCCTTGGCCGAGTTGCCGTTGTAGAGGGCGTTGGCGAGGTACCGGCTGACCTCGATGCGGAACTTGCCTTGGTGCGGGTTGGCGACGGGGAACTTGGCGTTGGCCGTAGTGTCGCGGATCTCGACGCTCTTGTAGAGCTGCGTGCCCATTGCCGAGAGCGACGTCGGCACGACCAGGATCGACGGCATCACACCCGTGGGCTTGCCGTCGGAATCCACCAGGTCCATGAACGTCTGCTCGGCCTTGGTCAGTCCGTCGATGCCGAGCGCTGTGTCCGCGCCCGTGACGAAGTTCTTGTTGCCGGCGCTGAAGAATGCGGCGTTGTTCAAGAACGCCGTCCAGAAGACGTCGTTGATCTTCAGGCCCGAGCCGCGGCCGAGCTTGCGGGGGACCGTGGTGATCGCGCCGAGATCATCATTGATGATGTCGCGACGATCGATCGAGAGCATGAGGCCGTACGTGTCGGCCTTGTTGGTGTAGGTCTCCTCGCCGAGCGTGCCCTGCTTGAGCTCGCCGCCGGGTGCGACCTGCTCGTACTGGTCCTTGCCGACCAGGCGGTAACTCGTGACGGTCTTGAAGTCCGACACGTTGCGGACGGCGCAGATGTTCCGCCAGACACGCTCGACGGAGAAGAACCCTTCGAGCAGGAACTTGTTGGCGACGTTCGAAAGGATGCCGCCGACATCGATGGTGGTCATGCCCGCCTCAATCCCGCGACCGAAGGCGGCCTCGAGCACGCGGCGGCTGTCGCGGAACGTGCGGCCGGTGTACCCGTTGGCGATCGCGGCCTCGAACAGGAGTTCCTGCAGGCCCATCCCGCCCTGGAACCGCTTGGCGGCGAGGTCCAGCGCCTGCTCGGAGCACACCTTCTCGATGCCCTCGAGCTTGGCGCTCTGGAAGCATGCGGTTTCGAGCACCTCGCTGGTCACGCTCGTGTCGATCACATGGATGCCGGGGGCCTTGGGGCGGCTGGCCCGGAGGACCTCGAGTTCGGTGCGCGTGGCATCCCAGTTGTCGCGGATAGCCTGGACTTCGATGCTGGAGTGCTTGCCGCCGCAGACCTTGCGGATCGCGTCAATGCGCGCCGTCTCGGCGAGCGCCGCGGCGCGGATCTGCTCGGGCGTCTGCTCGGTCCCGGTGACGGGAGCATTCGCGGAGGGGGTGGGGGTCGGGTTGGAATCGTCGGCCATGACGCTGGGCTCCTTGTGAAGACGCGCGGCGATGCTCGCGCTGGTGCGGCCGTCTGCGCCGAGATCCACGAAACTGATCTCGCCGAGCGTGGCCTTGCGGACGACGTTCACCGGGCCGGTGATCTCCTGGCCGTTGACCGTCGCCTTCTGGTTGTCCTTGATGAACTCGAACTCCTCGACGCTCGCGCCGACGGAGGCCTGCCACGGGAAGCCGTTCCGCGAGGACGCGACGACTTCCTTGGCGGCGCTTGTGTCACGCGAGATCACGCCCGTCGCCACGAGTTGCCCGGCCTCAACGCGGATCGAATCGGTGTGGCCGACGCCCGAGAGCGGGTCGTGCCCAAAGCGGATGGGGCGTGCCTGCGACGGGACCGCCAAGCCCGCGAGGTCGATCACGACCGGGTGCCGCCAGCCGCCAACCCGCATCGCGCCGCCGCTGTAGGCGACCATCTTGAAGCGGGGCAGCGGCGCGCTCTGGCCCTCCGCAGCGGCGGCGAACGTGATGTCGGCCGTCGCGGTGAACGTCAGCGCGGGCAGGATCTTTATGGAGTCAGTCGGCACTGGCACTTGCGGTCTCCTCGTCAACGGTGTCTGCGGAGTCGGGGTTGTCGGCGGGTGCGTTCGTGGCCGGAGTAGCGGCTGGCGCGGCGGCGGGCGAGAGCCCCAACTCGTTCATGAGCGCGAGCTCCTTGGCCCGCTGGCGGAGTTCCTGCTCCCAGTCGCGACCCTGCCGGGCGAACTCCACGGCGAGCGTGGTGGTGTGGTTGGCCAGGCGCGTCGCCTGGGCGCTCGCTTCCTTGGCGGGATCGACGTGCTCAACGCCATCCCAGAACCACGCGTGCTCCGGGAGCGTGCGTGCGATCGTGCGGAGTGACTGCGGGAGTAGCCCCTCGACCAGCACCGCCTCGTTGAGCCACGCCTTGAGGATGCGGTCGAGCACGGCGAGCTGCATTTGGTGCTGCTCGACGCGAATGCTCTTGAAGTACACCTGGTGGTCCAGGCGGCCGCTGGCGTAGTTGTAACCCGAGGAGTTGCCAGCCGCGACGTTGAATGGCATGTTCAAGCAGCGGGCGATCTCGTTGAGGATCTCGCGCTTGAACTCCCCGAAGGTCGTCGTCGGCTGCTCGGCGTGGACCTGCCCGAGCTTCCATCCGCCCGGAAGCACGGTGGCGAGACGCTGTTCGAGTTCCACCTCGTCCATCGGCTCAAGCGGATCGGCTTCGCCGTTGGCCGGCGCGTCGGTGTAGATCACGGCGGCGAAGTTGGCGGCGGTCTCGGCGGCGGCGATGGTCGCGAGCGTGTACCGGCGGAGCTGCGCGAACAGCGGGAGCGCCGGCGTGATGTCGGGGATGCCGCGGAGTTGGCCCGGGCGGTCCGCCCGGTAGTAGTGCACCACCGACGCGGCGGGGAGCGTGTCGTACGCGAGCAGGTCGTCGACAGGGGCACGCAGAGCACTGCTGTCGCCGGGATGCCGCTTGAGCACGCGGTACGCGGAGGGGTTGCCCCACTGGTCCAGCAGGATGCCGTCGATCTCATCGCTCCGACCACGCCGCATGAGGGGCGAGCAGACCTGGTCCGCCTCGATGAGCTTCACGTCGAGCGAGACCTTGGACAGGACGCCGGGGTTGTTCACGAGCAATGCGAACGCCTCGCCGGTCTCGGCGCGGGCCATGCGCATGGTGCGGAGCTTGCCCGGCAGGTCAACCGCGCGCGACCACTGCTCGAAGGCGTCCTCGATGCGGGCGTTGGCCTCGGCGTCGCCGGTGAGCATCTGCAGCCGGGGACCGGTGCCGATGGTGTCGTTGGCGAGCGTGAGGACGATGCCCTTGGCATAGGAGTTGTTGGCGACCTCGTAGCGGGCGCGGTTGCGGAGGACGCGACGGACCTCGGGGTTGATCGCGGCGTTGGGCGACAGCCCGTCCGCATTCGCCCAGTGCTTGCGGTTGTCCGCGGTGGTCTGGGCCGAGTCGAACTTGGCGACGACCAGCCGACGGCCGCCGCGGGGACCGCTTCCGTGCGGTGCACGCGACGCCGTCGGGGAAGGGGAGGCATTCTGCGTCCCGCGACCGACCCGGCTCATGATGTTGGCGATGGCTTTCAGCATGGGCGTGAGATCGGGTCAGATGGAACCGGGAGGAACGATCTTGGCGAACTTGATGCCGAGGCCGGGCTTCCTCGCGGCGTCCTTGGACGCGAGGTAGCGGTCGGCCTCGATCTGGTCCTTCAGCGGGTGCTGCTCGACGGACTGGCCGTCCACCGACGCCTTTGCGGGCTGCGACGCGTTGTCGCGGATGGTCTGGTCGAGGTTGGAGGCAGGATCGGACACAGGTTCAACTCACGGGCCGCACAGCGCGGCCTCTAGGTGTCCCCTATGCAGCGGCCGGGCCATCTGCCCGCGCTGCATCGAGGTTCTCGACGATCTGTTCCACCGGTAGAACCCGATGGTCACTCAAGCCCCCAGCCGCTCGCTCGTCGTGACACGTCGCCCACAGTGACGGCACTGTCGTCGAC